ATGAACGCTTATTACATTCAGGATCGTCTTGAGGCTCAGAGCTGGACGCGTCACTACCAGCAGATCGCCCGTGAAGAGAAAGAGGCAGAACTGGCAGACGACATGGAAAAAGGTCTGCCCCAGCACCTGTTTGAATCACTCTGCATCGATCATTTGCAACGCCACGGGGCCAGCAAAAAAGCCATTACCCGTGCGTTTGATGACGATGTTGAGTTTCAGGAGCGCATGGCAGAACACATCCGGTACATGGTTGAAACCATTGCTCACCACCAGGTTGATATTGATTCAGAGGTATAAAGCGGATGAGTACAGCACTCGCAACGCTGGCAGGGAAGCTGGCTGAACGTGTCGGCATGGATTCTGTCGACCCACAGGAACTGATCACCACTCTTCGCCAGACGGCATTTAAAGGTGATGCCAGCGATGCGCAGTTCATCGCATTGTTGATCGTCGCCAACCAGTACGGCCTTAATCCGTGGACGAAAGAAATTTACGCCTTCCCTGATAAGCAGAACGGCATCGTTCCGGTGGTGGGCGTTGATGGCTGGTCCCGCATCATCAATGAAAACCAGCAGTTTGATGGCATGGACTTTGAGCAGGACAATGAATCCTGTACATGCCGGATTTACCGCAAAGACCGTAATCATCCGATCTGCGTTACCGAGTGGATGGATGAATGCCGCCGCGAACCATTCAAAACCCGCGAAGGCAGAGAAATCACCGGCCCGTGGCAGTCGCATCCCAAACGGATGTTACGGCATAAAGCCATGATTCAGTGTGCCCGTCTGGCCTTCGGATTTGCTGGTATCTATGACAAGGATGAAGCCGAGCGCATTGTCGAAAATACTGCATACACTGCAGAACGCCAGCCGGAACGCGACATCACTCCGGTTAACGATGAAACCATGCAGGAGATTAACACTCTGCTGATCGCCCTGGATAAAACATGGGATGACGACTTATTGCCGCTCTGTTCCCAGATATTTCGCCGCGACATTCGCGCATCGTCAGAACTGACACAGGCCGAAGCAGTGAAAGTTCTTGGATTCCTGAAACAGAAAGCCTCTGAGCAGAAGGTGGCTGCATGACACCGGACATTATCCTGCAGCGTACCGGAATCGACGTGAGAGCTGTCGAACAGGGGGATGATGCGTGGCACAAATTACGGCTCGGCGTCATCACCGCTTCAGAAGTTCACAATGTGATAGCAAAACCCCGCTCCGGAAAAAAGTGGCCTGACATGAAAATGTCCTACTTCCACACCCTGCTGGCTGAGGTTTGCACCGGTGTGGCTCCGGAAGTTAATGCTAAGGCGCTGGCATGGGGAAAACAGTACGAGAACGACGCCAGAACTCTGTTTGAATTCACTTCCGGCGTGAATGTTACTGAATCCCCGATCATCTATCGCGACGAAAGTATGCGCACCGCCTGCTCTCCCGATGGTTTATGCAGTGACGGCAATGGCCTTGAGCTGAAATGCCCGTTTACCTCCCGGGATTTCATGAAGTTCCGGCTCGGTGGTTTCGAGGCCATAAAGTCGGCTTACATGGCCCAGGTGCAGTACAGCATGTGGGTGACGCGAAAAGATGCCTGGTACTTTGCCAACTATGACCCGCGCATGAAGCGTGAAGGCCTGCATTATGTCGTGGTTGAGCGGGATGAAAAGTACATGGCGAATTTTGACGAGATGGTGCCGGAGTTCATCGAAAAAATGGACGAGGCACTGGCTGAAATTGGTTTTGTATTTGGGGAGCAATGGCGATGAAGCATCCTCGCGATAATATCCGGGTAGGCGCGATCACTTTCATCTACTCCGTTACAAAGCGAGGCTGGGTATTTCCCGGCCTTTCTGTTATCAGAAATCCACTGAAAGCACAGCGGCTGGCTGAGGAGATAAATAATAAACGGGAGGCGGTATGCACAAAGCATCTCCTGTTGAGTTAAGAACGAGTATTGAGATGGCACATAGCCTTGCTCAAATTGGAGTCAGGTTTGTGCCAATACCAGTAGAAACAGACGAAGAATTTCATACGTTAGCCACATCCCTTTCACAAAAGCTGGAAATGATGGTGGCGAAAGCAGAAGCAGATGAGAGAGACCAGGTATGACAACCACTGAATGCATTTTTCTGGCAGCGGGCTTCATATTCTGTGTGCTTATGCTTGCCGACATGGGGCTTGTTCAATGACACCTCAGCAGGAAAACGCCCTTCGCAGCATAGCCCGTCAGGCTAATTCTGAAATCAAAAAAGCCAGACAGCAGTTTCCGGATAAAAACGTCGATGACATTTGCCGTAGCGTACTGAAGAAGCACCGCGAAACGGTAACGCTGATGGGATTCACACCGACTCATTTAAGCCTGGCGATCGGCATGTTAAACGGCGTCTTTAAGGAGCGATGAACATGAAAAGCAAAATCATCAGGGAGCTACAGGCTCCTTTTTTATTATTCGCATTCACCCTCAAGCGTATTAACCAACAATTCAGGGATTAATGGAAGATGGCAGACATCATTGATTCAGCATCAGAAATCGAAGAATTACAGCGCAATACAGCAATAAAAATGCGTCGTCTGAACCACCAGGTTATATCTGCCACTCATTGTTGTGAGTGTGGCGATCCCATAGATGAACGAAGACGCCTGGCCGTTCAGGGTTGTCGGACTTGTGCAAGTTGCCAGGAGGAGATCGAACTTAAGAACAAACAATGGGGATTGTGATGGCCTCAAAGCAGCAAATTTCAACATCGTCCAACTGAGGTGTAAAAATGTTCAGAATCATTTTTCCTAACACCTGGTACGTTGACCACCACGGCACTCCCTGCAAAATCCTGCGTTCTACCCACAACAAAGTTCACTACATCCGTAAAGGCAGAACATGTATCGCCAGCATGTTCCGCTTTAATCATGACTTTGAACCTGTGAATAAAGCTGATGCAGATCGGATAGCAGAAGAGATCGAAACGGCAGAACACATTAAGAAGTTACGTGACATGCGTTCAAAAAGCAGAGGTAACCATGGAATCATACAGCCTCACACTCGATGAGGCCTGTCAGTTTCTCAAGATATCCAGACCTACCGCTACCAACTGGATACGAACAGGCCGCCTACAGGCAACACGCAAAGACCCCACTAAACTAAAATCTCCTTACCTCACAACACGACAAGCCTGCATTGCGGCGCTTCAGTCTCCGCTGCATACTGTCCAGGTGAGCGCGGGTGATGGCATAACAGAGGAAAGAAAATGTCACTCTTCCGCAGAGGTGAAATATGGTACGCCAGTTTCACATTGCCGAACGGTAAAAGATTTAAACAGTCTCTTGGAACAAAGGACAAAAGGCAGGCGACAGAGCTCCATGACAAGCTAAAGGCTGAAGCATGGCGGGTCAGCAAACTTGGTGAAATACCTGATATGACGTTCGAGGAGGCGTGTATCAGGTGGCTCGAAGAGAAAGCACATAAAAAATCACTGGACGATGACAAAAGCCGGATCGGATTCTGGCTTCAACATTTCGCAGGAATGCAACTAAGAGACATTACTGAATCAAAAATTTATTCAGCAATGCAGAAAATGACGAACCGGCGTCATGAGGAAAACTGGAAACTCAGGGCAGAAGCATGCAGAAAAAAAGGGAAACCAGTTCCAGAATACACGCCAAAACCAGCGTCCGTTGCGACGAAGGCAACGCATCTTTCATTTATAAAGGCCCTACTAAGAGCCGCAGAGCGTGAATGGAAAATGCTGGATAAGGCACCAATTATTAAAGTGCCTCAACCAAAGAATAAACGGATCCGCTGGCTGGAGCCCCATGAAGCACAAAGGCTGATTGATGAATGTCCGGAGCCATTAAAGTCTGTTGTTGAATTTGCACTGGCAACAGGCTTAAGACGCTCGAACATCATCAACCTTGAATGGCAACAAATAGATATGCAGCGCCGGGTGGCATGGATAAACCCGGAAGAGAGTAAATCAAACCGCGCAATCGGCGTTGCGCTGAATGATACTGCATGTCGCGTTTTGAAAAAACAAATCGGGAATCATCACCGTTGGGTATTTGTGTACAAGGAAAGCTGTACCAAACCAGACGGAACGAAAGCGCCAACAGTAAGGAAGATGCGGTATGACGCAAACACAGCCTGGAAAGCGGCGCTGAGACGGGCTGGTATTGATGATTTCAGATTTCACGACTTGAGACACACCTGGGCAAGTTGGCTGGTTCAAGCCGGAGTCCCGTTGTCAGTGTTACAGGAAATGGGAGGCTGGGAGTCTATCGAAATGGTTCGTCGATATGCTCACCTTGCACCTAATCACCTTACCGAACACGCACGGCAAATAGACTCGATCCTGAACCCATCGGTCCCAAATTTGTCCCAGTCAAAAAATAAGGAAGGTACTAATGATGTGTAA